AAAATCTATTACTGAAAGTTTACCATTAAATTCAGCGATACAATCAACACGACCTGCAACGCCCCACTTGTGACTACATAAAGTTCCCTCTTGTAGTACAATATTATTTATATTATCTAGCTCAGTTTTTAGTATGCTAAAAAGCGCTGTTGGTAAAACATCTTGTTTTGATAACTCTCTATTGTTAAGATAGTCTTCAGTTAGTGTGTGTACAGCTGTACCTCTCTTGGCTGCACTTCTCATAATAGTATTTGCAGCTTGTTCACCTATTGACTCACGCCATTTGGTTATACCTTCATTGCCTCTTTCCGATAGCACGGTTGTGATAGATGGATACTTTTTACCATCAGGTAAAACATAAAATCTTTTACCTTTTATAGTCTCGGTTGTAAGTTCAATTGATTTTGTGGGTAAGGGAATATGAGTAAAAGTCTTTACTTCAAAATTCTTTTTAAAATATTCGTGTAATGGATTCATAATATAATTATATCAGATAATTAGCAATTAGTCAAGCTATGCACTTCTATGCTTTGTAAGCATATCGTTTATTTCATCTTTTGTAAATTGACCGAGAGCTCAGCTAGGTTTATATTCTTCGTATTGAGTTTTACCTGCGTCATTTCTAAACGCTCTTAAAGTTTGTTTTCTGTTATCAGTAGGACTCTTATACGAACAATGTATCCAACCGCTATTAGGTTCTTCAGGTTTATGATACTCCAATATTAATTGATCGTAGTCTAAATTTTCTACAATCCATTTTGCTAATTCAGCATTCGGTGTGCCAAATATCTCGAAGTCTGCAGCCTGGCCTTTAGCGTGCTGTGAGTTTACAGATGATCCTATTGCAACACATAATTCTTCACTTCTAAACCCACTTGATACTGTCACTGGTGTAGCATAGTGATCTCTAACTGGTTGTAGTATATTCTCACATAATTTTTGTAATGCTGTAATCTGATCGTCATTAGGATTATTATTAATACCCTTACGCTCAGCCGTCTGGCTAGCCGTCATTTCTTTTAGGCTAAAATTTTTACTTAGTTTCATTTATTTTCCTCTTGTGATTGCAACAATTTTTTTCAATTGTGCTTCTATGACTTCTGCTCTATTTGGCCAATGAATATAGGCCTCTGGTGATTTTGCAAGTTTGATTAATAGAGGTATGATTAGCTTTTCTAATGCCTTAAATTTTTCTCTTTGTTCTTTGCCAAGATTATCTTTTCTCAGATCATACTCATCATCCATCTGTTTCTTAGCAATCTCTAACTCTGTTTCGTTCTTAGCATTAACTGTATCTTTTGTATCACCTACTAGTCTCATAAGTCTATCTAACTTACCCTCTAGTCTACCTACAATCTCGCTAGATACAGCCTTCCCTACACCATCTGCTGTCTGTTTAACAACTTCTTGTGTTTCTTTACTTTGTGTTTCTGTGGGTTTACTAGCTACTGAGCTAAAACCCCAATCACCACTAGTATCAAAATCGTCTAAAAAATCGAAATCTGCCATAACTATATTTATACTTTCTTACCTGCCTTCTTTGCTCTATGTTGTTTAATTACCCTATCAATTTGTGTATCTTTTACTGATCTTTTGCCATATCTGTCTGCTAAAGGGCTTTTAGGGTGTGCTTCAGATATCTTAGACATAACTTCTTTCCAACCACTATCAGTTTTACCATCTATCGTACCTGTTGTAGATACTATATTTAATTGTGTGGGTGGTAATAGTTTTATATGCTTCTTCTTAATAAACTCTTCCATCTCAGATATTGACATGAGGTCTGTATATTCTTTTTTAGTTCTCTTATTGTAGAATCTATACGTTGGCATTTGCTACTCCCTCTTTAAACCATAAAGGCATTTCAGCAGGTTGTTTCCATGTAGCAAATCTTTTCTTTTTCATTATATAATATTTACGATAACTCGCAACAACATCACCTGGTACTTTACATTCTTCAGGCATTGCTGGTGTGGCGTCTGTTGCCATCACATTTACAGGTGAGTTCTTTGGTGGCACACTCAATAATATACCTAATTTTTCTATGCACATATGATCCTTAGTATGGTTATATCTTAACTTGTATTCATTATTTAGTGCCATCATATGTCTATATAACCACATATAATTATAACTTGACGCCATGACCCATTGTGTACTAGGATGTTTCAACCAACCTGCTTTGTAAATGATTGCTTCTTCGTTAGAGTTTTCTAGTCGCCATCTTCTAATTTTTCTACCGTTCTTTGTATAATCAGTCCACTCTATGCCATCTAATACTCTTTTTGCTGTGCATAACATTTGAGCAGATTCTAATATCATTTTAACAACATGTTTATCACAACTCATTTGAGCAGCAACAACTGGATCTTTATCTAAATAAAATATATTCATAAGTTTATTATATCACAATTTAATTTAATGTACAAGCTTTCTCATAACATAATCTAGCATTTTATATTCTCTTGCCAAATCAATAAGTTTACCAAACCATAGTCCTTTAAAATCGTCACTTTGAGCATTTGCACATGCTTTAGCAAGATTGTCAAGTTTTTTATACTTTGTTTTTATATCATCTAACTTCATATTCACTCCTTATCTTTGTTAAAATACTTTTTATCTTTGAAAAATAATGTTTATCAGCCGCATATGCGTCAAGTGTTTCTACCAATATATATGGATCGTCAATACCATTCTCTCTCAGTTCTCTATATTTCTTATATGCACCACCATTATTTAATATATTCATATAGTTTAAAACACTATCACACTCATGCTCAAATACTTTCACACCCCATTTTTTAGGGTTGTTAGAAGGCAACATGTGTGGTTCTTTTAAATCATACGTTCTAATACCAAACAAGTTTTTACCTACTCTTGCAAATCTACTATTACCCCAACCAGACTCTAATGCTGCTTGAGCAAGTAATAGTTCTAAGTTTACAGGATAAATATCTGTTGTGTTGTGTTCAATATAATTAACACATTGCACCACGTTATTTAAAAATTGTTGATTATTTGTGTGTTCAAAATCAGGTAGTGTGGGCACTAATGCCTCTGCCCTTGCTTTACCTTGTTCGGTGTAATAATAAAAAGTTGTAGCACAAAATGCTATCACAACAACAGCCATCAATGTTCTAATTACTGCTTTAAATTGTGCCATCTTTGATTACCTTTTTTAAATCTTTGATTGTTTTCTTTTTATCTATCATAACATCATACCATTTGTATCTAACCATGTGTTCATTAGCAGGACCAATCAACGGTATATCATATTGTCTTTGAAAGGTTAGTAAACCTTTTAGATATAAAGGTACTAATAAATCTAATACACTTTTTTTATCTATATGATCCTTAGGTACGGTAGGCGTTTTAAAGTAACCTTTACCTTTCACTAATTCTTGTAATATATCTTTTGATTTTTTATCTAATTTCATTGACAGTCCTGACCATATAAATCTTTAATTGATTTTTGTACCTCAGTTAATTTTTCTTTATCTTTACTCATAACACTTTTATATGCTATGGTATAAGCAATAAAGAAACCTACAATAGTTATAGGAATACCTATAAAAAACATTCCTAATCCGTGTGTTAAATCCATATTTATATTCCTAAACCTTCACTTGCAAATTCTGACCAGATACCTGGTTCTTCGTCAATAGGTTTTTCTTCTTTATTGAGTTCTTGAAATTTGTAATCATTTAAAATTTTATTAAGAGTATTTTTTAAATTGATATCTAATTTTTCAGATACTTTTGGTGTCACTATATCAGAAGCAGCAACAATCTCTTTAATTTTATTGTAAGCAGTATCTCTAACTAAACTAATTTGATTAGATAAGTATTTAGGTTTGTATGTCATAATGTTTTTTTTCCTTTTTGTTATCATTTATTCTTATACTATACCGTATTTAGAGCGAAAAATCAAGCAAAAAATGGATAAAAAAAGCCCTTATATATCAATGTTTTATCAATATAAGGGCTTAAAAATGAGAACAAAACGAGAACGAATTATTGGTTTTTCATGAAATTATCGTTCCAGTTAAATGCTTCTTTAACTAGATTCGCTGTGAAACCTTTGTATTCGTTGTTCACTCTTTTGTTTACAACCGTTATCAAAAACTTAGCTTCTTCAGCAGATAGTCCCTCTAACATTTGTATAAAAAGTGTTTCTCTTTTGTTTTGTGTTATTGTATTGTCACCACCTTTTGTGAAAAGGTATAGTCTTCTTGCCTCTTGACTTAATACAGTATGTTCAGTACCTATCGGTGCGTCATTTACTTTGTAAGGAACATCTGCTCCCTTAGGTAATAACCACTCTATATTAGGATCAAAAGCACCTTTCAAGACCTGTCTCAAAGGCACAGAGTCATTTTCTTGTAATACTTTTAATTTTCTAGGTTTGTCTTTTGCATTATTAATTTTAGTAGCAATCTCACTCATTAAAATAGGTACAGCTCTACCTGCGTCTTGTAGTGCTTGCATTCCTCTTTTAGTTGCTAATGCTGGGTGTGATTGTGTTGTGTTTGCCATTTCAGGATTTGCTATTGATCCATCGGCATTTCTTCTAATTATAACCATTATTTTTCTCCTTAACAGTTCTTTCGAGTCTAAAATTCATCTATTGACTCGATTAAAGTTTTAAGTTTTTTGTTTATAAAGTAGCCTAGTATCTTATCTCTAGTTGCTACTTTTACATCATTAAACTCATTATTTATTTTGTCTTCAATGTCTTTTGGAAGACAACTTAAATCAATTAATTTTCTATTTCTATCGTAGTTCTTTTGTTCTTCTTCATTAAAGGTAGGTACGATCTCATTGCACCATGCCTCTATCTTCTTCTTACTCAAAGGTCTTTGTCTTCTACCTTCGATAAAAACATTGTCATCTGATAGCACGTTTGGTATACCATCGCTTCTATCACCTTTTAGTATATGTTCTCTAATATATAGACTTGGGTTTTCACCTTGTCCTACAAATTTATTAAGAACAGGATTATACTGTTTTATTCTATCATTATGTAATTGTATAAAGTCTTTATCACCTGACAGTATTAGCACCTTCTCATTAGTTCTTTTACATAGAACAGCAATGATATCATCTGCCTCTACCGATTCTACCTCTATGACTTTGTAGGGTAAAAATTGTTTAATCTCGTTTTTAACTTTAGATAGTAAATCAAATATGTATTCCCAATCATGTTCAGATTTAGCCCTATTTGCTTTTCTACCTGCTTTGTAATTAGGGAATATTTGTTTTCTCCATACATTACCACTATCACAAGCGATCACCATTTCACCATATTGTTTTCTAAACTTCTTATTATGGCCTCGTAAACTATTTAGTACCATATGTCGTATGAGGTCTTCACCCAACTCTAGGTTGTCCCTATGAATTGTAACCATTAGGTTAGAAATCATTATTTGATTTATATCAACTATAATCATTATATTATTATATCACTTTATATGCTATTTGTCAACCCTTGGTTTCTTGGAAACAAATATCTTACTATAATCTAAATCGGTAACCTGTTTGCCATCTGGCAGTTTCTTTATTGTGGCAAGTGCGTCTGAAATGGCATGCATTTTGTGTTTTCTATTGAAATCTCTGTAAATTAAAGCCTTGATTGCTTCTATGATAACTGCTAAATCTCTTAGAAATGTATTATCTTTCATCTTTACAGCATGGTCTTGTAATACATGTATCATATGTAATACTATTTCTTCGGATAATTGTTCTACAAAGTAATCCTCTTTTGCCTTTTTCTTTTTTGCTTCGCTCTCTGCTTGTTGCATTGAGGGCATTTTTCTAACTATTTTTTTTATTGGGAATTGTATTAGATCGCCCATGGTGTGTATCCTTTCTGAGCTGCTGTCTCGTCATCTTCACCTATCAATTGAGTTACCTCTGGCACATAATGTTTAAGCATTCTTTCAACACCTTCATGTAAGGTTTGTTTACTCATAGCACAACCAGAACAAGCACCAGCCATTTCTAGTCTAACAACACCTTTGTCATATGATAAAAAATTAATCATACCACCATGCATTGCTACATTATCTTTAACATTCTTATCTAATACTGATTTGATGTTTTTGATAATTTCTTCATCACTTCTATCCATTATTTTCTTTTCTTCTTTTCAAGTTGTCTATGAATCCATTTTACTGCTTGATATGATGTTGGTGCTCTATCAACCATGCCTCTAATTCTTTTATTGACAGTAGGGTTTACGTCCTCAGCAGGCTCGTTATTGTCAACCACAACAAAGTTTCTTGCACCAAATATTCTCTGCAATCTACCCATATTCTTTTGTATCTGTTTATGACTATTGATTATAATAGCGTCTGGTAGCGATCTAGGCCTGTTTCTATTTCTCTCTAGTGCAACATCTAAACTCGTATTAACAAATATCATGTGTATATCATAACCTAGTTCTCTTAATCTCTTTGCTTCTGATTGAATCTTCTCTACGTCTCTTGCTGTACTGTCTATGATTAATCCTAGACGACCTTGAAGTGCCATAGCCAATTGCATACCTGCAACTTGTTTTGATCTGTCTCTAATCTTATCTCTCTTTTCAATCTCTTTTGGTGTGTGATCTGCAAATTTTAAAGATATCTGCTCTTTACCTAGTAATCTAGTAAAAGCATTATCACTATTGATTACTTTTAATCCCATACCCGATAGTGCCCTTGCTGATACCCATGATTTACCTGAACCAGGACCACCTGCTAGAAAAAATGCTTTAAATATAGCAGGATCATAGACACCTTCAGTTATGTATTGTTGAAATTTTCTCATATGACTATTTATCTTCTCTTTTTAGTGATATGTTTATAATCCAAATACTGTGAGCACCACTCATAGAAACTGTCATTGTTGGCAGGCCAACACTCTCTAAATGTTTTATCTTTACGGTGTTGTCTATACTCCTCTCTTACCTCTTTTTCTGTAAGTTTTTTATCAGTATCAGACAACTTTTTCGCCCTTGAAATTGACCTGTCCCTTGTCAGCAAAATGCTCTACTAATTGATTATAACCACCTATGAGTTTACCATCTATTAATATTTGTGGCATAGTTCTAACTTGTTTACCTACTGCTTCATAAAGTTCTTCAACTGTATTGAAATCTTTACCAAACATTTTTTCTTCGTAGTCTAAGTTTAGACTTTTAACCATTGCTTTTGCTTTATCACAAAAAACACAATTTGGCTTACTGTAAATTGTTATTGACATTAATCTACCTTTTCTACTATTACACTTTCTACTGCCGCTTTTGCTAATTCGTCAACATTGATATCATGGTTAGCATGTTTAGCGATATACTCTGCAAGTTTATTTGCGTCACCCACACCCATTTTTAATCCTACATAAACTCTGTATTGACCATTAGGTGTTTCGTAAACTGCCTTCTCCCACATTTCATAGCCTTGTATCTTTGTTTGTTTAACAATATTTACAATGACCTCTTCGATTTTAGAAGCGACCTCTTTATTACCCTCTTTACCTATCTCAGTAATATAGAGTTCAGTTTTCTTATTCATTTCGCCGTGCAACTTGTCAGCAAGTTCTGCCTTAGCGATCATCATTGCTTTCTCTATTGCTAATTGTAAATCAGGACTTGCACCTTGACCTACACCATAGACATAAAGATCAGCGTCTCTGTTGAATATTATACCATCTTCGACTTTAGCGTCAATGTACCATTGTGGTACCTGGTTTAATACCCTACCTTCTTCTTTCGCTTCTTGTTTTACTTTGTATGTGTTGCTGGCACAATTTGTCAAAGTTAAAGCAAGTAAAGCGATTAGTATAGTCTTCATCATATATTTATTTACTCCTTCACTTTCGTTATGATTTCACTAGTCACTTCTAATGCTTTTGATACATCAACTATATCAGTAAAAGCACCCCATTGTGTAGTTATAACAATGATAGCAGCGAGTAGCACTATTAATTTAAACATTTTATTGTTTCTCCCATTCACCATCTTCACTTAAACAAATCATCCCTGGTGTTTTAAAAGGATGATTTGGTCTTGCATACTGTCTGCAATAAGGCGGAACAGTAATTCCTGAATAATAGAATTGTGCAAATAGTTCCCAATAGTTAGGACCATCGTAACCATCTTTACATTTCATAACTTCTTCTTTTGTAATTTCTTTTATTAGACATTGAGAGTCTAAACATTTTTCGGTAGTGACAACTTTTATCATGCAAGGATTATCATTTAGCCATTCTGACTTTTCACCTGCAACTGCGATACCTGATACGATTAAAAATATTATTAATATGAAAGTCCATATCATATATTTTCTAAAATTACTAAAAGGATCCATTATTGTATCACCCACCTTCCGTCAGGCATCTGACAAGCGGTACCAAACTCATTCTCTCTTTGTACACCATAAAGTGGCCATTGTCTTGTAATACTCACAACAGACTCGTACTCACTACACTTAACGCCCTTTACTAGGTAAGTTCTATTGATAGTGATTGATCCCCAATTACCAGAGGTGTGACTACCCCAGGTTACATGTGACCTCTTGCCTGGTGATGTATTTAAAGTATCCACAAAAACTGCCTTGTGTACATTCATATCGTCATTATAAAATAAACTTGCACCTACCCAAGCACCAACAACTGTACAGGCTGCCGTTAATGCAATACCAGATTCTAAAGCAGCACGGCACATACCGTAACCTGCACCAGCACCTATGACGCTACTCATATGTGATTTTGTTTGATTACTAGCACAATTCGTTAGTGATAATAACATCAATATTAATAAAATCTTTTTCACTATTTACCTATATGTTTAACATTGTCTTTTGATATGACTTGATAACCACCCTTGTTGTATGCTGGGGCAATTGTAAACTTCTTAGATTCTTCTAGTCGCCAGTTGTTCACAGGTTTGGTGCCGCCAGACGGAATCGAACCGCCGACCTTCTGATTACAAATCAGCTGCTCTACCTGCTGAGCTACGGCGGCAGCTGCAACGAAAGTTTTTCTCTCGAAGGTATATCTTTTCTTTATCTTGCCTTTTGAATCAACTCTAAGACCTAGACTTTTTAGATACTTGATATATTTTTTTAGTGCAACAAAATAACTTTGTTTGGGCTTTCGTCTTCTTGCTCTACGAATAGCACCGCTTGAATTTTTTGTGTAAATTATACTAGTCATTATTCCACATCCATAACATTATTATTGGTATCATATATATCATTATAACATAAAATATTGATAAGGTCAAGTCTATTAACATTTAAAACCATTTATCATTCTGTAACCACTTTAATACTTTGGTAAAAAACCATTCATATATTTCTACCGAATATACAAATAAAGTAGCAAAACCAATCACTAAAAACATGCCTAGAAATAGTTCCCAAATCATTACTCACACTCCTTATTCTTATAATCTTCACTTTGTAAAGAACATTTATATTGTTTATCTAATTCTAATCTAAGTTGTGCCGATATACTATCTAATATATTTGGCATGTGTTGTAATAATACATGGGTCATTTCTATTGAGTATTTGTGCATTAGTAATTTTAACTCATTACCCATAACCTCAGCATGATCCATATCATTACCTTGTATTGCCTGTGTAATAACATGACCGATAATTGCTTCTGTCTTAGTATCTGCCTTTACACTATTTGCAAAAGCATTAAGACTTAACCAAACTATTAGACCTAATAATATAAGTTTTTTCATTAGTCACCCCTCTTTATTTGTTCAATTTGTTTTTCTCTTTCTTCTCTTTCTCTAATCTCAGACAAAATCTTGTCAAAAGGCACAGGTTTGGACCACTCTGTAATGAGTTTGTCTATCTGTTTGACAGATATTTTCATTGAAATAACTTTGGGGGTTTGTATTTTTATCTTCTTTAGTTCTTTTAGATAATTTACTTTTTGAGTATTTGTTTCGAGTTTACTAAATTCATCATAGATAAACTCTTTTGTCATTGCACCGATCATAATGTATTCTCCTTTATTGTATTCATACACATACGCTATACTATTTTGAGGGGTTTGTCAAGCGTCTAAAAAGGTAGGGAAATAGGGGGTTTTAGGGTGATTATGTTCTTCTTTTGTTCTTATTGCCCTTCATATAGTGGTCTCCAGGCTCGTAATTCCAACGCATACCATGGTGGCCTCTAACATCGGCCCACCACATTCGTAGTCTGACAATAATTTTTCTGATTGGCAAAGCCATAATCACCCTTCCAAGTTTGAGATATCAAATCAAATTTGAGTTATTAATCCTATTTAGACAAATTTAATTCCTGACACAGTTTTACAAATTTTTCTGCGTCTAATACAACCAAGGTCTTGTGATTGTTCTTTTTCATCACAACTATTGGTTCATAGTCTTTTGAATTTTCACTTGCCTGTTTATAGGCATCCCATACGTTTAACTTCTCTTGATTCTTACACTCTATACTAAAGGGAAACTTTTCTCTCGCTGCTCTTGCCATAATTAAGTCTTCACCACCTGCACCCATAGATCGATTCTCTATATCTTCAGGATGTATACCTAGTTTTTCTATCAACAGTTCTCTAAACTGTTGCTGTAATCTTCGACCCTTGGCTTTTGCTGATTGTGGTCTCATTTGCTCTCCATTCTTTTCTTAAATCTTGATAAAATTCATCTGTTGTCACTAAGTCTCTGTATGATTTAAATATTCTAGCAGATATTGCTTTTTGACTTACTAATGCGTCAAGTTCTTGTGGTCTTATGTTGCCATTATCATCATACTTTTTACCATCTTTGTGATTGGCATATCTTCTTGCTCTAGTAAATCCCATTTCTAAAAACTTTCTACACATGTCCATACCCACAAAGTCTTTCTTACATCTATAATCTAGATATAAATCAAATATCTTTTGTGCTGATTGTTGTGCTATGTATGGTGTCTTGAATTTCCAGTATTTACAGATATCGTTTGTGTAGGGTCTGACTAATAATACACCTTGTTCGCCACGACCTATTCTGTATCTAGGATCATTTGGTTCAAATAATATGTTTTTATAATCTAGTTTATAATCAAATTCTATCACTTAGTTCCAATCTTCGTATCTTTTTTCTACTTCTTCTAATTCATCAACAACTTCTTGTTCCTCACCACAGAAAGGACAATACTTCTCTATATAGTCTTCCTCAGGTAAGTCATGGTCAACCTTATATTCAGCGCCACAGTTGATACATTTTTTTCTTTCAATCATTATAACTTAAATCCTTTGAAACTATCTTTTTCTACATCTTGTTTTATACCACCAACGATATAACTCTCAATCTCAGTTTCTTGTGGTGCGTTTTGTAGACCACGACTATTTAACCAATGTCTAGTCCAAGGCAATGGGTTGTTTGTCACTGGTTGATCGTAAACTGCTTTAAGACCTATTGATCTTAATCTTTTGTTTGCCATGTATTCTACATACTGATTTAATAATTTATCATTTAAACCTATCATAGAACCTTTATCAAACAGATACTTTGCCCAATCTTTCTCTTGTTGTACAGCGTCATCATACATCTTATATACTTCTTCCTCATTCTCTTTGATGACCTTTAACATCTCTTTGTCATTCTCTTTGTTTCTATAATTATTAATCATATTTTGAGATACAGCCAGATGTAAGTTCTCATCTCTTGCAATTAAAGATATAATCTTAGCACTACCTTCCATAAGTTTAAGTTCACCAAAAGCAAACGAACAAGCAAATGAAACATAGAATCTTATACCTTCAAGTATATTAACATTGATTAGTGTAAGATATAATAATCTTTTAAGTTCTTTCATATCACCTTTACCATTTATATAATATTTGTTTGCATAGGTTATAAATTTATCGTATGCGTCTGTCACAGTTTTTGCTCTTGCCATAATCTCTGGTGTATCAATAATTGTATCTAACACTTCGGTAGGATCAGGATAAACATTCTTCATAATATAAGTGTATGATCTACTATGTATTGTCTCACTAAAGTCCCATGCAACTAACATGGATTCTAATTCAGGTAAACTACAATAAGGTAAAAATGCTAGACATGGACCACGACCTTGTACACTATCTAATAAAGTTTGATACTTTAAATTAGATGTAAAGATATGTTTTTGTTCTTTTGTTAAAGAAGCATAATCGTTTCTATCTTTTTGTAAAGATACTTCTTCTGGTCGCCAGAAGAATCCTAGTTGTTGTTGATTTAATTTTTCAAATATAGGATATTTTTGTTGGTCAAATCTTTGAGTGTTAGGCTCTTCTCCAAAGAACATTGGTTGTTTCATCCAGTCTACCTTTTTTGTGTTAAATGTTTTCATCTATTGGTTCTAATTCCTCTTGTAATTTTTCTGATTCAGTTCTTTCTTTCTTGTGTTGCCTTGACATTTTTAAACCTATATCTAATATCTTTTGTTCTTCCTCGATTGCCTCGTGAAAGTATTTTTTAGATTGTACAGGCTTCACAGTTTTCTTCGTCATCTTCTTTTTTTTCTTCAACACCATCATGCCAACCAATCGGGTGTACAGGTTCCTCTATCTCTGTTTTAGCGTCATATGTATTCTGATAATACGCTGTCTTCCACCCTAGTTTATATGTAGTCAATAAGTCTTGTGCCATCGTTGATAAAGGCACCTCACCGTCTTTGTAGTTCTCTGGATTGTAAGACCAGTTACCACTAATCGCTTGATCGAAATACTTTTGCATTACAGATATAATATTAATATATCCTTCATTGCCTTTCATATCCCATAACAATGTGTAAAAATTCTTTAGTCTATTAAAGTCAGGTACAATCTGTTTAAGAGGACCTTTCTTAGACTTTTTAATTGATAGATAATCTCTTGGTGGTTCAACGCCATTAGTTGCGTTTGATACAACGGAAGATGACTCACTAGGCATTTGTGCCGATAATGTAGAGTGTCTTAATCCGTGTTCTTTAATCTCTTTTCTCAACCACTCCCAATCGTAAGTATATTTTCTACTTACAACTTCGTCTAATTCTTTCTTGTAGGTATCTATTGGTAGTATACCGTCACTATATTTAGTCTTTTCAAACCATAGACATTTACTTTTTTCTTTTGCAAGATTATTACTTGCCTTCAATAGGTAGAATTGAAATGCCTCTGATACCTTATCTACTAATTTTGCGGCTGCCTTACTCTCATAACTTACTTGATTCTTAGCAAGGTAATGTGCAAGACCTATGAAACCAATACCTAATGATCTTCTTGCAAGTGTAGATATTTTTGCTGCTTCAACAGGATATTCTTGATAATCTATAATCTCATCTAATGCTCTAACAGATAGATCACATAACTCCTCTAATTCGTCTATATCAGTTAATAGACCTAGATTTACAGCAGATAGAATACACAATGCAATTTCACCTTCTTTATCGTCTATGTGTTGTATAGGTTTCGTAGGTAGTGTAATTTCTTGACATAGATTGCTCATATTAACTTTGTCTTTAAAAGAGCTGTGAGTATTGCAATGATCTATATTCATAATATAGATACGACCTGTCTCTGCTCTCTCTTTTAGTAAATCCATAAACAACTCTTGAGCACCTATTGTAGTCTTAGGTATAGATTTATCTTTCTCATATTTTAAATACATCTCATCAAACTCAGGCATACCATATGCGTCATATAGACCTGGCACATCATGTGGTGAAAATAAAGTTATATCTTCATTCTTGATAAATCTCTCATAAAATATTTTACTAATCTGTATGGAGTAATCTAATTTTCTAACTCTATTGTCTTCAGTACCTTTATTATTTTTTAATACGAGTATGTCTTCTATCTCTTGGTGCCATATAGGAAAGTGTACAGTAGCAGAGCCACCTCTTACACCATTTTGTGTGCAACATCTAACAGTTGCTTCAAACTTTTTAAGAAAAGGCACAACACCTGTGTGTTGTACTTCACCGCCTCTAATTCTACTATTGATACCTCTTATTCGTCCTGCATTGATACCAATACCTGCCCTTTGGGCAACATAACGACCAATAGCCATATCGGAACTAAAAATACTAGGTAAGGTGTCATCACTATCAACAAGAACACAAGAAGCAAATTGACGAATAGGAGTC